ACTTTGGATACTTGGGTGATTGAGGTTTCAACCATCGTCGCTGAACCTCTGTTCTTGTCCCCTTTCATCTTCGGCGACCCCGAGTTCAACCAACAGGGTTTACTTGGAATAAATAATATGACTTTCACCTTCAATATTGATGCGACATGTAAGAGAATGTTTAGCAGTTCTACTCCTTTCCTTACCTCTATTAGATTGGGAACGGCTGCTAACCCCAACGGTTTCACCTCAACCACACAAATCGCAGGTATAATGAACCAACCCGCCAATCCAGCGATGTTGTTAAAGTTCCTCTCTACGCAGCCCAGCGACTTGATTGAAACCAAGAATGTTGTGCCGTATATGGACTTCCCTCGTTATCTAACGAGTTCCCAAAACACGACCTCTGTTGCTCCCCAAGCATCAGCCTCTCTTACCAGTTCAAATCTCCAAATCAATCAAATCCCCGACCTCTTCATCATTACAGTGAGAAAGCCAATGTCCTCTCAAACCATTCAGGACGCATCAGCCTTCTTCGCCATTAACAATATTAGCATCAATCTTAACAACCAGTCAGGACTCTTGTCCTCTGCCTCCACCTACGACCTGTGGAGAATGTCCGTTAAGAATGGTTCAGTTCAGTCGTGGCGTGAGTTTAGCGGTGTGGCGAATGTTGCCGTTGGTGGAACAGGTGTAGGAGCGGTTGTAAACACAACTGGTTCTGTCCTTATCATCAACCCCGCTTACGATTTATCACTTCCAGATTACATCACATGTGGTTCTCTCGGCAATTATAATTTTCAATTCCAAATGGGAGCGACCAACACTCTCTCCGCAGTGGGTGGAGCGAACATCACCCCCGAGGTATGCTGTATCACCGTCAATTCGGGCATACTAACAACGCAACAAGGAGTTTCAGCGATATACACAGGAATCCTTACCAAGGAGATGGTATTAAATGCTAAAGCAAAACAACAGGGTTCTGCGATGAAATCCGCTGAAGTCGCCCGTATGGTGGGAGGTAATCTACTCAATATGCCCCTTCACGGCATCGTAAAGAGATTTTGCGAAAAGCGTGGAGGTGTAATGTCGGGTGGTGTTCCATCTGGAGGTGTTTCCAGCGGAGGTGCTTCTCGTCTTGCTGATATGTGCCGTTAATATTTAGAGGGACAATGCTGGGTCGGTGTATGAGTGTAGGGTGTAGGGTCTCTTTAACTTTATATATATAGAATGGGTTGAGGGGTTATCTATTACAAACTAATAAAAACAGACCCTACACCCTACACCCTACACTGGGAAATATTTAGAAGGACAATGCTGGGTCAGTGTATGAGTGTAGGGTGTAGGGTCTCTTTAACTTTATATATACAGAATGGGTTGAGGGGTTATCTATTACAAACTAATAAAAACAGACCCTACACCCTACACCCTACACTGGGAAATATTTAGAAAGATTTAGATAGACATGTTAATTAGTTAATATGCGTATCATTTAAAATATCCTCTATTATTATAAAGATGCCGCAAACAAACATCGTATACAATACGCCCTATAACAGGACACTTGTTAGCCAGTTGAAAGAGATGGAGCAGAAGGGGTTGAATTACAACCACCACCAGTATGAACCCTCCCCGATGGGATTTAGAAACGCCGCCAGTTTCCACGAACCCCGAACAGTGATGCCCGTCCAAGTCAAACTAACAGGCGGAGTAGCTCCCTCCAAATACATTCTCAACGGTAATTCACCCGCCTATCCTCCAATCAATATGAACGCAGGAATGGCGGTCAGTAGCGGTGGGGGTCGCAACGCATACGCAGGAGTAGATGGAGCTATTGGAGGCAAGTTTTCCTTCGGTAATTTAGCCAAAGGAGTGAAAGACGCTACTGATGTGTATAAAGCAGTCGCCCCTCTGCTCGGTGGAGAACACAGCGGAGGAGTTAAAAGCGGAGGAAAGTTCAGCATCGGCAAAGCACTCAAAAGCGTGGGGGCTGTTGCTAAAACAGGCAAGGAGGCATACGATATTTACAAGAGCGTAATGGGGGGAGGACACGCAGAACTCACCCCAGCCGACCTCAAAAAGTTGGAAACATTCAATAGAAAATTGGTGAGTGGAGGCTCTTTTTTAAGCGACGCATTTAATGTCGTGAAACAACTCGCCCCCATTGTTGCTCCTCTAATGATGGGAGCAGGTCGCTGTAAAGCATGTGATAAGGTGGAGATGGTTGAAAAGGCGATGAAAAAGCTACAAGGTGGTAGTTTCTGGAAGGACTTTGGTCGTGGGTTCGTCAAGGGGTTCACTGGAACACTGGGTATCGCAAAGGATATTTTACCCGTCATTGCTCCTCTATTAAAGGGGGCTGGGCGAAGAAGCAAAAAGGGCGGAGCAGTAGTGGGGGCTTATTTAGGAACAGACGGACAAGTCCATCACGGAGCAGCGGTCAAGGGAGGCGTTAATCTAAAAGACGCCATTGCGGCTACAAAGGCGTTCGCCAGTAAGGGGGTGAAAGAGGTCGTTAAGCGTGGAAAGAAGGCGTTGAAGGCGGTAGCCACTGACCTACTTGATACCGCAAAATCATCAGTTGTGAGAGAGGCGAAGAAGGCGGTTAGTGGAGGAGGTCGCTCTGCTCGTGCTGCGATTGTTAAAAAGGTAATGGCGGAGAAGGGATTGAAGATGATAGCCGCCTCCCAGTATGTGAAGGAACACGGTCTATATAAGAAGTAATCTCTACTATTTAGCATTATAAAATGTTCGTGTATTATATAATGCCTCAATTTTTAGAACCAAATGTGGGAGAGTTGAATGAGCTACGCAGTATCAACAAGAGAATAGTAAAGGGAATGAAAAGACAATTCAAAGGAACAGAAACCACACTGGGAACGCAAAGCGATATTCAAGACAAATATAATTTCGTGTTTGAGAAGATGGTGTCTATCTTGGGTTCTCTGGGTGAAATATCTAATCAACTTAAGCTGGGACACACCGCACCATCAGGTCAGGGGAGCAAGGCAATTGACCGTTTCGTCGGTGCTACAAGTGCCGTCGTCCAATCCGCAAGAATATTGTTGAATTACATCGCACAGGAAGTCCCTTCTCTAACCCTTTTTTCAATAGACCAACAGCAAAGCATATCCAGCTTGAACGACCAAATCGTAGGGGAAGTAATAGAAATAGACCAGCTCTCTACCCAGTTTTTGGACGAGAATGTATTGACTCGTTTCCGTTCTGTGATGGGTGATTTCAAGAATCAGTTGATGGAACTACAGCAAAGATTAGAGGGCAGTCTACAAGGCGATATGGGGACAGGGTCTATTGGAGATAGTTTCCAAGCACCGTCAGGAAAGTCGGCACGGTTAGCGGCGGAAAAGGCAGAGAAGGAAGCCGTAAAGGCTGCGACACCCAAGAAGGAAACAAAGAGAATCAAAGAGGCGAGAGAGAAGAGGGAAGCAAAAGCAGAAGCAAAATCAGTGAGAGAAGACCGTCGTCAAGTAGAAGATGTGATGAGCGACATGCTGATGGATATAGATGAGACATCGGGTGGAGGATACGGAACTCAAATTAGAATGAGCGGTCATATGCCCTCTCGTTTCCTTTAATTTAGGCTGTTTTTCCTTATTAATAATGTTGATATAATATAAATGGTATTATTTCAACCAGACCACCCCCACATTCAAATGGAAGTAGTAGAAAAGAAGGTGAAAAAAGGCGGAGCATCGGCACGGCAAAAAGGAGAGGCAGCACAGATGAGAACCTATATCAACGAGAACATCAAGGGGAAAATGAACGAATGTCTTTTCAAGGATTTAAGTTATATCGTCCATTCAGGAGATAGAAATCCCCAAGCAGCAGGGGCGAATAGGTTCGCCGACCCCACGAACAAAGAAGACCCAGCAGCGAACCCTATCTTAAGTGCCGCATTCCAAAATATAAAACAAGTCGTTGCCTTGACGAATAAGGGAGTTCATCTCCCCAAAACCATTAATTGCCCCCGTAGTCTTTTGGAGGGTAGAGGTTGCTATATGGAGCAACTATCAGGTGGAAAGATGAATACCAAAGTAATGAAACGGTTTTTAGACGCATCATACGACGGCAAAAAAGCAGCACAGAATATAGATGGATATATAAGGGACGCTTCGCTATCAGGAGATAGAGTTTCCGTGTATCACAACCCCGCAACAGGAAAAGCAATCGTCGTCCATCGTGGTTCGCAAGGCATTCACGACTGGGGAAACAATCTCCGTATGGCGTTCGGCTGGAACATGTCTTCCACAAAGCGTTTTAAACACGCCAAAGATATTCAGCAACAAGCGGAGAACAAATATGGTAAGCAGAATATAACTACATTGGGACACAGTCTGGGAGGCAAGATTGCGAGTGATGTGGGACAGGATAGCGATGAGATAATAACCTTGAATAAAGCAACAGGAATAGGACAGGACGCTTACAAGAAGGATATGGGTTCAAAATCAAACGAAACGAATGTAAGAACCACCCTTGACCCCGTCAGTATAAAGGGAGCGTTGAGTAGTGATTTCACCATTCCATCAAAATCTCTCAATCCAATAACCGAACACGGAGTAGCCACATTAGACCGAGTGGATAGAGATGTAGGCAAGGGGGCTGGGAGGCGAGTTGTTGGAGGGACTGAACCTTACAAAGGTTCTTGGGAAGAAAAGAGAGGCGAGGAAGAGGAAGAGGAAGAGGAAGAGGAAGACGAGGACGATGACGACTTTGGAATGGGTTGGAGCGACTTGGAGGAAGAGATGGAGGAAGAGGCGGAAAGGACAAGACTGGCTGCGGAAGGAGAGCAAGGAAGCAACGAGGAGAAGCAAGGAGGTAAGCGTCCTACATTCGTAAGGAAGGAGTATATGAGATTGACGAAGAAGCAACTGAAACAGATAATAAAATCTCTGCCGAAGAAGAGGGACGAGTTCAAGCTCACTGGGGCAGGTAAACCATCTCTCGTAGATTATTTAGAGAGCAGATGTATAAAGAGTTAGATTATTTCAATCAATTCCATTTAGATTATACACCCAATCGGCAGAGGAAAGGCAGGATTAGCACAACTGTTTTCTAAACTCATTCTTATAATATACCACCACAAAAAAAAACCTCCTTATTTT